ATAGATGGCGACGCGGTTATCCCCTACGGTGCCGCCCCGGAAGTTGCCGGAGCTGTCCGCCGCCGCCATTGGGAGCGGAGGGAAGCCCAACAAGCGCTCCGCAATTCCATTGCATGGTGGGCCGGTTTGGAGAATGCCCAAGGGCGCGGGGAATCTGAAAGTTACCGCCGCTTTTATCATCGCTTTGGGGTCGACGTTGCCAACGCCCAAACGCTCAACGCCAAGGAAGCGTCGGAGCTTGCGGAGCGTGTGGGCGCGGAGCTTGCTAAATATGGTATTGACGGAACCGTCAACGCCGGGGCATACTTCTCGACTAATCAAGGATGACAAATGCCAAAAGCCTACTACAACGAATTCGACCCGTATGCCGCACAGTGGTTACGGAACCTCATTGTCGCGGGTCATATTGCGCCCGGCGACGTAGATTCAAGGAGTATTGAAGATGTTAGACCCAGCGACCTTTCCGGATATACCCAATGTCATTTCTTCGCCGGAATCGGCGTTTGGTCCTACGCCTTGCGACGCGCAGGATGGCCCGATAGCCGCCCTGTTTGGACTGGCTCTTGTCCCTGCCAACCTTTCAGCGCGGCAGGCAAAGGAAATGGGTTTGCTGACGAGCGGCATTTATGGCCCGCATGGCTCCATCTCATTGGACAGCGAAGCCCTGTCGTCGTCTTTGGTGAGCAGGTTAGCAGCAAAGACGCTGATGTATGGGTCGACCTTGTACAAACTGACATGGAAGCCCTGGGTTACGCCTTCGGGGCGGTCCCGTTTCCGTCTGCGGGCGTCGGCGCTCCGCACATCCGCGACCGACTCTACTGGCTGGCAGACTCCAAGTGCACAAATGTCATCAAGCGGGCGGAAAATGTCGGGAATGCCGAACTTACAAGGGGAAGCTTGGTTAGCGGGCTGGCCGACTCCGAAAGTGACCGACACCAACGGGCCGGGAAATTCAGCGAATCGACAGGGGGGCATGGCATTGCACACGGCGGCGCAACTGGTCGGTTGGAATACACCACGGGCGACGGACGGGAGCAACGGGGGACCGAATCAAGGTGGGGGAGCGTTGCCACCGGACGCACACTTAGCGGGCTGGCAGACTCCGACAGCAACAGATACGCAACGAACGTCCCCGGAAGCGCACGAGAGGCGGCGGCTATTTCGGGAGTCAATTGGCCGACAAAGCCTAGCGCCGGGGAATCTGGGGGAACAAGCGAGACTATATGCGATTCACGACCAACCGGCCCGACTAACGGCTTCTGGCGAAATGCTGATTGGCTCTTGTGCCGGGATGGAAAGTGGCGGCCAGTTGAACCCGGCACATTCCCGCTGGCTAATGGGGCTCCCTCCCGAGTGGGACGACTGCGCGCCTATGGTAACGCGATCAACGCGGAAGCCGCGATAGCATTTATTCAATCTTACATGGAGTGCCGCCCATGACACCCCACGTCTACCAATGGGCCGCCCGGCATGGCGTGAGTATGCAAGCCCTTCACGAATTGCAAGCCCTCTTTGGCATGCACGGCGGCCACGATCTACCGCCGGAGATAAAGGGCACCAGTGAGGCCGCTGTACAAGCCGCCGTGCGCCTGGAAGCTGCACGCAAAGGGGTACGCCTGTTCCGCAACAACGTCGGCGCCCTGATTGATTCCCGGGGCGTCCCTGTGCGCTATGGCCTGGCGAATGAGTCCAAGCAGGTTAACGAAGTCATGAAGTCGGCGGACCTGATAGGCTGGCGACCCTTGCTCATTGAGCAGCGCCACGTCGGCCAATGTGTTGCGCTCTTCGTGTCCCGTGAGTGCAAAAAAGTTGGCTGGCACTATACCGGCGACGACCATGAGCAAGCGCAATTGGCTTGGGCTCAACTGGTCACGGCTGGCGGGGGCGACGCTGCCTTCTGCACCGGGGTCGGAACCCTCTAATTTATCGTTGACGGCCGCGTCAATGAAATACACAATACAAAGTAATTTCACCTGAGTAGACAGCCATGACTAAAAAGCGCCTTTTGCCCGACGACCGCAAGCTGGAAATTTTGAACGCCGCTATGAAGGTCGCCGGTCGACCCGGGGGCTGGTCAAAGCTGACCCGGGTCGCCGTAGCCAAGGAAGCCGGTTGCGCGGAAGGCTTGCCGTCAAAGTATTTTGGCACAATGGTTAGCTTCCGTCGTGCCATCATGCGGGCCGCCATCGTTGCCGAAGAATTGAGCGTAATTGCCCAAGGGTTGGCGGCCAGCGATAAGTGCGCCCAAAAGGCCGACCCGGAGTTGAAGGCCCGCGCATTGAATACGCTGGCGGGCTGAATCCATGCGAGAGTTACCACCAGCCCTAGCGGCAATGGGAGCGTATCAGCAATTTATTGTCTACGTTGCCCAACCAAGCCGGAGCCGCCCCGGCAAAACTGACAAGTTCCCCGCCGACTTTCGTTCGGGCCGTGTGGTATCGGCGCACGACCCTGCCTTTTGGACGGACGCCGCGACCGCTATTGCTGCCGCCGCTCAGTGGGGCGCCCCGTATGGCGTCGGGTTTGTTTTCACGGAGGCCGACCCCTTTTGGTTTCTCGATATCGACGGATGCCTCCAGGCCGACGGGCAATGGTCCCCGCTGGCTGTGGCCATGTGCCAGGCATTCACGGGGGCGGCCGTTGAGGTCTCCCAATCCGGCCAAGGGCTCCACATATTTGGCACAGGCCGGCCGCCAACTCACGGGTGCAAGAATGAGCATCTACATCTCGAGCTTTACCACACGGGGCGCTTTGTTGCCCTGACCGGGGTCGGCGCCATTGGAAACGCCGCGGCGGACTTCTCCCATGTGCTCCCCAGCCTCGTGGCCCAATACTTCCCGCCGGATCCATCGCAAGCGCTTGAGCAAGAGTGGACGACGGAGCCGTGCCCGGAATGGCGCGGGCCATCGGATGATGAGGAGCTATTGCGGCGGGCGCTCCGCTCCCAATCGAGTGCCGCGGCCTTTGGCGGCCGGGCCAGCTTTGCAGACCTGTGGAGCGGTAACTTGGAGGCCTTGAGCAAGGCTTACCCGGACGAGGCCCGCGCCTACAATGCCAGCCAGGCCGACGCCGCCTTGGCGCAACACTTGGCATTTTGGACCGGCCGCAACTGTGAGCGGATCCGCCAGCTTATGGAGCGCTCCGCGCTGGCCCGTGACAAGTGGGAGCGGGAGGACTACTTGCCCCGCACCATCCTGGGCGCCGTGGGGCGGCAATTTGAAGTCCTGACGGACAAGGAGCCGGAGCCTGTGGCCGGAGCATTGCCGACCGCCAGCGGCGAGGCTCCGCGCCCGTCCTTGGTCCAGGGCTCAACCTTTCTCCCAATCGAGGACCAGCTAAATGTTTTCAAGGGGTGCGTCTACATTCGGGACATTCACAGGGTTTTGGTTCCCGGGGGCGTGCTCCTCAAGCCGGATCAATTCCGCGTCAACTTTGGGGGCTACACCTTCCCCATGGACCATGCCAACGAAAAGACCACGCGCGACCCTTGGGAGGCTTTCACACAGTCCCAAGCCTTCCGGGCTCCGCGTGCCGACGCCCCTTGTTTCCGGCCGGAGTTGGCCCCTGGCGCGCTGGTATCCCGCGGCGGCCAAGTCTTTGCCAATACCTACTGGCCGGTCGACGTACCGCGTAAAGTGGGGGACGCGACGCCATTCCTGGACCACCTCCGCCGCATGCTCCCTGACGAGCGCGACCGCTTGATTCTCCTTTGCTACATGGCCGCGTGCGTACAGCATAAGGGCGTAAAGTTCCAATGGGCACCCTTGCTGCAGGGCGTCGAAGGGAACGGCAAAACCCTATTCACCCGGTGCGTTGCGGAGGCCGTGGGGCGCCGGTATGTGCATTGGCCCAAAGCCTCCAAGCTGGCCGCGCAATTTAATTCCTGGATGATTGGCAAGGTCTTTTATGGGGTGGAGGACATTTACTTGCCCGATAGCCGCGCGGAGGTTTTCGAGGAACTAAAGCCCATGATTACCGGCGGGGACGGGCTCGAGATTGAAGGCAAGGGCGTCGACCAGATATCGGCGGACATTTGCGGCAATTTCATGCTCAACAGCAACCATAAGGACGCCGTGCGCAAGACCCAAAACGACCGCCGGATCTGCACGCTATTCTCCGCCCAACAGCAAGCCGCGGACCTGGCGCGCGACGGCATGGTCGGGGAGTATTTCCCCAGCCTTTACAACTGGCTCCGGGCGGACGGTTACGCCATTGTGTCGGAGCTTTTGCATACCTTCCCCATCCCCAACGAATACAACCCGGCTACCGGGTGCCAGCGTGCCCCCGTGACCAGCTCCACCGCGGAGGCCATCAAGGCCAGCACGGGCGGCATTGAGCAAGAGATTGCGGAGGCGATTGGCCAGGGGCTCCCGGGATTCTGTGGCGGCTGGATTTCCTCTATTCAGCTCGACCGCCTCCTGGAGCGCTTGGGGGCGGGCCGCCGGGTTACGCACTCCAAGCGCAAAGAAATGCTCCACGACATGGGGTACGATTACCACCCCGCTTTGGCGGAAGGGCGGGTCAACAATTTGGTGCTCCCGGACGGAGGCAAGCCGCGCTTGTTTATCCACCGTGACAGCCAGGCCCGCCACATTCAAGTCGCCGCGGAGGCCGCCAAGGCTTACGAACAGGCCAACAATGCCCGCGCTGGCGTCCCCTTCCCGTTACAAGGAGCTGTCCATGCCTGAGCACCGCCAGCCCCACACGCACGCGACATGCGGCTTTTGTCTCCGTCCCAACAATGCCCGCCCAAATCATCCTCCAGCAACTTGGCGGCAATCGTTTCCTTGCCATGACCGGCGCCCGCATGCTGTGTGACCTGGGCGACGGGCTGGCTTTCAATCTCCCGCGCGGCGCCAAGAACAAGGCCAACAAAGTAACCATCCGCCTCGAGGGCGACTTGTACCGTATGGCCTTCTATAGCATCCGCGGCGTCAACGTGACTGAGCGGGGCACCTTCGACATGATCTACGGGGACCGCCTGGCCGCGCTCTTTACCGAGCAAACCGGCCTGGATACTCATTTATAGTCGAAATCACCGGGCTGGGGGATCCTGGCCCAATCAGGCACGGGGGCGCTCTCCTTATCCCCAGCAACCCCAAACGCTTGACGTCGAATTAAGGCAACGTCCGCCCGATGCGCCTTTACCATATCGCACCCAATGGCGCGCATTTGCTCGACGTCCTCCACGTGGCAATTGAACTTATACAGGCCCGTGAGGCTATCGCAATCCATCGGAAGATAACCAGGGTACACGTCGCCCACTTGGAGCACCGGAAAGCGCGCCAGGGCCATTGCATAGGCCGCCGCTTTGAACAGCTCAAGGTCGACGCGGTGCAATCGTATTTTGACTTGCACGAGCTGGGCGGAGGCCTCGCGACGGGCGCCCGCGTTGACATCCACGGTTTGGGAATTGCTGGCCCGTAGGCATTGGGAGCACGTCCCCGACTGCACATAGCGATAGGCGACGTGCCCATTCTTGCAGGGTTCCCCGGTAAAATAAGTTTTCTGACCGCGTGCGCGGGCGTCCTGACGACTGATTGTTTCCATGGTATGACCTCCTAGTCGTCGCATTATAGCAGCCGCCGCGTCATACCGCAACACCGGTCGCTATGTCCTACTCCCGGTGGATTATTACCCGAAATCCCACCCCGCGCACGTTTTTGTCTACTCCGCTTCTTGATATACGTCCTACTGTATGGTATGACAGCATATCCTATATTATGAGCATGTTACCCGTTTACAACCTATTTTTACAGGGTATTAGGGGTAATAAGAGAGAAAGAGTAATAGAAACAAGGGGTTACGTTACCCACCCCGTAATTTATGGCTAATTTTTGGCGCGGGGTTACGGTGTAGCGGGTCGAGGTAAGAAGGGCGGCGCCCCGTTGTGGTTGCCGCTGTGGGCGTCGTTGGGATATACTTCGGAGCTATGAGCCCTCAAGAATTCCGTTTTA